TTTCCGTTTATTTTTACACCTGTTTTTGTTGTTACAGTAACACTTCCTGTTTCAGTTATATCAGTTAAAAGATCAACTGTTTGCCCACTTGTTGCAGCTGTAATTGCAGCATTTAATGTAGCATAATAAGTATAAACACCACTTGAGTTTCTAATTCCTACTACACCACTTGAGCTAGTTGCATAATTAGGAATGTTTAATGTACTACCAACTAATGTTGCTGCACCTGATGTTCCTGTAGTTGTAAGTGTAATAGCATTTTGTTTACCATTAAATGTAGACCAATCAATAGATGATAAATAACCATCTACACTACCTGTTGCAGCTGGAATACTTATAGCTGGAGTTGTTCCTCCAGATGATACTATTGGTGCACTACCAGTAACTGAGGTAACTGCACCAGTTGGTATTACTTGATTTAATGTAGTTGTCCCAACAGAATAATGAGCTGATCCCTCAGTAATCATGTGTATTGTTTGAGAACCTGTACCAGTATTTGTTGCTACTACTTTTACAACTATTCTATCTGTAGTTAATAAACTTGTATTAGGAAACACACCATCTAATAAATACATCTGAGTAATTGAAGTTGTTGTTATACTACCAACATCTGTAGTAAATATTAAACTTTCAACGGCTGAAATATCTCTTTTATATACTTCTACATAAACATCCCAACTATCAATAGCTCCAGAATAAAAATGTAAAAAGAATTGCCATAAACCTGCTGGAATAGTTGTTGTATTAGGTGTACCTGCTGGAGTTTGATAAGCTCCAATAACACTTGTTGCACCTACACTGATTGTTGTAGGTGTATCTTGTTCAGTTGTACTTGTTGGTAAAGATGAAAATTCTTTATAAGGGCTTTCTGTAACTGATTCATTTAAATAATAAGCTGTAGCTCCAATAGAACCTGGTACATTAACTGTAACTTCTTCGCCTACTGCACTTGCAGTAACACCTGCGCCAACAAAGTTTATATTTGATGTGTCTGTAGTAATTGGTGTACCTTCTTCTTTTACACCAAGTTTTTTCTTTATATTAATTCCTGTACTCATTAGTATGTTTTATTTAAGATAAATATGTCACTGTAAATATTGTTTCCTGTAGAAGCAGTTTGCCATTGAGCTGTTACATCTAACACATTACTAATTGTTGTATCAAATGTTGTGTTATTTACTACGTTAAATGCAAATCCTTGAACAGAAGCATTGTTAGTTTTTGTATAATGAAACGCACCTAAACTTACAATAGATGCCACACCAGCAATTCCAGTTTGTCTAATTGTAAAATCAATATTTAAAGACCACACATCATTTATAACACTACTTCCTAGATTCTGTAGACCACTATCTAAAAGAACAATAGTTCCTGCTTTAACTCTAATTCTAATATTTTGATTATTATTAGCATTAACTACACCACCAAACACAGCTCTAAAACTGTCTCCTACAGAGAATCCATTAGCCGGTATAGTTATTGTACCTACACCACCATTAATAAGACTGCTTTCTACAGTAGTGTTAGTGATTATAGTACTATTTCCTGTTTGAGCAAATAAACCATAAGTAGTTGGTGCAATATTTCCAGGAATATCTACTTTAGCGGCACCTCCTACATTACTTACAGAAACTCCAGTACCAGTAAAATTAATTACGTCATTAGAAAGCACCGTTGTACCTTCATCTTGTACTATTGTTTTAGTATAGATTTGAGTACTCATATGTATTATGAATTAAAAATAATGATTAACTCAGTTCCTGTAGCATCATAATCAAATGTATTTACTGGATATGTATTGTTTAGTGAACCTGCATCAAAGTTAATTGTTTCTCCTGGTTTAAGTATAGCTCCTAATACTGTAGCATCAGCTGATCCAACATTAGAAAATGATATACTGTATATTGTTTGTGCTATTGTAAATGCTCCTGAAACCCTGTAAAAATTAGGAGTTCTTGTTTTAGAGTCTACACGAGTAGCAATTTTACCAGCTTTATCGTCAATATCAGTTAATACAATAAGCATTTGTGCCAAATAACTATTTGGATTTACATATGTAATTGGATCTACTGGAGTACCTGGTACATTACTACCTGCTTGAAAATAAACAGGTGGATTAAATGTTCCTGTATCAGGATTATATATTCTCACCTCTAACCATGTAACATTATTACTATCAATTACTAAAGCTGCTTCATAATCTGCTCCTCCTTGGATTGCAGCAAGTATTTGATTAAGTAATGAATCTACATTTGTTGTATTTACATTTATTGCAGAAAGGCTATTTGCAGCACTCTCTTGACCAAATAACATGTTTAATTGCCATGGTAAGTTAGTCCCTTTACCACCATATGTTTTTAAATTTCCTACAGACATAATAATTGATTTATATATAATAATATACAGAAAACTTTCTATATAAGCAAATATAAAAAAGAAAAGCCACATCTCTGTGGCTCTTGCTTTTAATTTTCTTGAACTAATTCAGGTACTGTAAATAAGACTCCTAATGCTTGTGTAATCATTGCTGCATCTTGTAAACTAAATGCTCCTTTAAGGAATGCTTGATTTAAAGCTTGTTCAACTACTTGTTTAGCTTGCTCTGGACTCATATTTTAGACAATTCAGTTTTTTGTGCTTTTGTTAATCCTGCTACAAACCAGTCTTTAGTTAACATAATTCTAATGTGCTCTTCATTACGTGTTACTGTTGCTGTTTCTTCTTCAGTTAAAGTTTCTTTTGCTTTTAACTCAGTAATTAATGCTACACTATCATAAGCTGCTGTTACTGATTTTGCTACTTGTTCCGCTGTTAATTCTAATGCCATGATTTTTATTTTTTGTAAAGTTATTATTTTATTTTTTATTATGCTATTTGTAATGGAATTTTATAATCAACACCATTGATTTTTACTGTCCAAGATACTGTAGGTGTTAGTGCTTCAGTAGCAATTGTACCTGCATTGGTTCCAGAAGATCCTACTACAAATTGATTATTAGCTGTTGCTTGAGCTTGTTTTCCTAATATTATACAATTATTATAATTTTGATTATTAATAGCAGATCCTATCATAATATTATACTGACCTGTTGTATTACTGTTTCCAGCAGATGCACCGATTGCAATATTATACTGACCTGTTGTATTTGCATATAATGAATTTTCACCAATAGCTATATTTCTTTGTCCAGTTGTGTTGTAAAATAATGTTGAAATTCCTAAGCATGAATTACTATTACCACTGATATTAAAATACAAAGAATTATTTCCAACTGAAGCATTACCAATTCCATTTATATTATTGTATGATGAATTGACACCAATTGCTGTATTTTCAGAACCTGTTGTATTAGAATATAATGCAGTTCTTCCAATTCCAGTATTGTAAACTTGATTTGTCCCTGTATAACCTGCTCTCCATCCAAAAAAAGCATTTGCTGACCCACTAATATTATCTGCAAAAGCATCTTCACCGACAAACGTATTTTCTAAAGCATCAGTTGGAGGAACTGGAGCTGGTACTAAATCTAAGAAATCAGTTACTGATATTGCACCAGGTAAATATCCGTCATCTCTTCTTGGATCTTTTAATCCTAGTGGGATTAATGTTTGAGATGCATCTACTGTTGTTACTTGTCTCTTGCTCTTAAGCCAAGAGATGATATTTAAAACATCCATTTTTATTTATTTTTAAGTTAATTATTATGCTAATAAAATTTTTCTTGCTACACCATTGATAACTACATTCCATACTTGAGTAGATGAGTTAACTTCTGATACTACAGAACCTGCTGCTTCAACATTTGAACCTACTACAAATTGATTATTAGCAGTAGCTGCGGCATAACTTCCAAGAATAACTGAACCACTGAAGTTACCAGTTGCTATTTGATGTCCTACACCTACATTTCTATTTCCAGTAACGCAATCACCACCAGCACTATAACCTATAAAGTTATTTTGATAAGCAGTTGTTATTGCTGCTCCTGAATTTTGACCAATAGAATTATTATGGAAACCTGATGTAAGAGAACTTAATGCTGATGAACCCATTGCATTATTTGATAAACCTGTGGTACAATTGTAAAGAGCATATCCACCTATTGCATTATTGTAACTTCCTGATACATTATTTGATAAAGCATTATATCCAAAAGAACCATTTGATAAACCAGTATTATTCTTAGTTAAAGTACCTACACCAACTGCTGTATTATTATTTCCATTAGTATTAAGGCTCAATGAGTCATTACCTAATGCAACATTAAAATTACCAGTTGTATTACTATTTAATGTATTACTACCTATTCCTGTATTATAAGAACCAGTTGTATTATTATACATTGCTGACGTACCTATTGCAATATTATGTTGACCAGTATTGTTATATAATGTGTTATATCCAATTGCAACATTATAAAATACTGCTGTTCCTGTTTTTAATGCTTGTGAACCAATAGCAATATTTTCTCTACCAGAAATATTTCCTGACATTGCTTCAGGACCGATTGCAAGATTTAGTCTACCTGTTGTATTTGCTCGTAATGTATTAAGTCCAATTGCTGTATTTTCATAACCAGTAGTATTAGATTCTAAAGCTGTATAACCTATTGCTGTACTAGCAAATCCTGTAGTTTGACTGTATAATGCACGGTATCCAATAGCTAATTCTCCACCTGGATTTGTATCAGTAACTAAAGCTTGACATCCTATTGCTATATTTCCAAAACCTGTTGTATTGTTAGATAAAGCTGATAAACCAACAGCTGTATTATCATTACCTGTAGTATTACTTGTCAATGAAGCTCCCCCAACTGCAACATTATTTGTACCGGTTGTGTTACTTATTAAACTGAATCCACCGATAGCTAAAACATTTGAACCAGTAGTATTACTTAGTAATGCATTTCTTCCTATTGCAATACTAGAATTTGTTGTAGTGTTATACAGGGTAGCTGTACCAATTGCTATATTATCTGAACCTGTAGTATTTAATCTAAGTGCAGATGCACCAATTCCAACATTACTAAATCCAGTTGTATTATTAGTTAACGTATTATAACCAAGTGCAACATTCTCACTACCTATTGTATTTACACTTAACGCTGATGGACCAAATGATATATTACTATTAACATTACCACTACCATTATTCCATACAGTAAGATCACTTTCATTATACTCAAACCAATAAGGTAATGATGTAGGAGGAGGTAATAAACTAGCAATACTACTAACTAAATCAGTAGTAGTTATTAATGCTGGTTGATAATTACCATAGAAGTTTGCATCTCTTACACCTACCGTGAATAAATCTGTTGCTTCTAGTATTGTTCTAACCTTACCATTAGAGATAAGATTAGAATAGTTTGTTATATTATTTAACATATCTTTTTATTTATTAATTACCACTTCTTGTTTTAACTACTGTGAAAGTAAATGGTCCTGTCATATTATCTACATTTGTCCATTCATATCCGTTTGATGCCATAGCAAGTGTACTATTACATGGTCCTGCCACTACATTTGTATATCCTAATAATACACCATCACCACCACCAGCAATCCAAGTTTCAACTCTACCGTCATAATGGTCATTAACAATAAGCATTCCTGAAAAGTTATCAATTAAATGTGAAGCACCATTAGCTACAGCAACTGTATCATTAGATGAGTCAGCTACAATTAAGTTACCTTCAGCATCTATAACTGGCTCAGTAATTTGTGCTGCAAAGTTTTCTACTGTGATAACACCTGCAAGATATCCATCATCTCTACGGTCATCCTTTAAACCAATTGGCATTAATGTTGTTGCTGGATCAACACTTGTTACATATCGTTTATTTTTTATCCAGCTAATAATATTTAAAATATCCATAATAATTATTTGTAAAGTTCTTCAACTCTAGCAATTACATCTGCATCAGTCCATTGACCAATTGCATCATAAGCAGCTCCTGCCCAAAGAGTTATAACACCTAATTCTCTAGTATGTGCTTTTACTTCTTTTCTTGAGTTGCTATCAATAAGTTCTACAATTGTTAATTCTTCAATAGTTCTTTTTAACTCTTGAACTACTACTATTTCTTTTGGTGTTTCAAATGTGATTTTCATAATATATTTTATTTAATTTATTAAAGTCTTACTGCCTCTATGGCAAAAGTTGTTTGATTATAATATAAATACGTATTTCCTGCTATTGCTCCGTTAAGTACAGTGATTGCTGTAGTTGCTGCTGCTCTATCAACATAAGATGGTAATGTTGCATTAGCAAAAACTGTTTGTCCTGATAATGATCCACCTTTATGTGCTCTATAACCAAAAGCATTTACGTTATTTCCTGAAGAGTTCATACCTGCTTCTCTTCCAAAGAAATTAGAATTATTTGCACTTGGTGCATCTTTACCTGCTTCACGTCCTATAAAATTAGAGTAAGATGCATTAGTAGCTCTTAGTCCTGCACTGTCTCCAATAAAGTTTGAGTTACTAGCATTAGTAGCACTGTCTCCAGAAGATGATCCTATAAAAATTGAGTTATAAGCATTAACTGCATTTATCCCAGAGAAAGGACCAATGAATGTTGAATAGCTTGCATAGGTAGCAGTAAAACCAGCATAGTAACCTAGAAAAGTTGAATAGTTAGCAAAATTTGCTTGTTGACCTGAAGAACCTCCAATGAAAATTGAATGATCTGCATTGCTTGCATTGTATCCTGCATAAGCTCCTAGAAAATTTGAATTATTAGCATTATTAGCAAATTTACCTGCACCATTTCCTAGAAAGTTTGAAGCATTAGCATAAGTTGCTTCTCTACCTGCCTCAAATCCTAAAAAATTAGAACTATATGCTTCTGTTGCTTCTTGACCTGCATTACCTCCTAAGAAGTTTGATAGGTTTCCCATTGTTGCATTATAACCTGCTTTATTACCAATAAATGTTGAAAGTTGAACAAGTGGTGTATTGTAACCTGCTTGTTCTCCCAATGCAATATTATCAATAGGACCTATTGGTCCGGCTAAAGGATCTGTAGAATACAATGACGTACCATCAGTGGCAATTGATGATGCTGACCCAGCTAATAAATCTTCAACTGTTATTACTCCTGCTAAGTAACCGTCATCCCTGCGGTCATCTTTTAATCCTACTGGTATTACTGATTTAGTTGGATCAACTGAGGTTACTTGACGTTTACCTTTTACCCAAGAAATAATATTTAAAATATCCATTGCTTTATTTTTTAATTAATACATATAATATAATATACACAATATTAATATAAAAAACAAAATCCCAGAATAATAATCTGGGATTCCCTTACCTATCATGTTAATTTAATACGTTTAAATATTAGAGTACACAAATATATAAAAAAAATTCCCAATAAGAATAAACTTACCGGGAATCTTTTTTCAGCGAGAAGACTGAGAAGAAAAGGAGGTGCTAAAGTATATATAATATTTTAATTATACATACCTTCTACTTCTCTTTTTTCTAACTTTTTTTATTTTAGGTAAACCTTTTCTTGCAGATTGTCTATGCTTTATCATTGCATTCTTCATGCGCGCATCCTCACTTCTCACAATTCTTTCTCTATTTCCTAGATCAGCATTGTGAGTCCTACCTTGATTATAGTTAGGACCTACAGAGTGAGGGGCACATGAATACAACAAAAACAAAAACAAAAAATATCTCATTTCTTTAACTCAGCAATTCTTCTTTTTAAATACACTTCTGCTTTTTCTAAGTCTTCTAATTCTTTTGACTTATCTTTTTTACCAGCTCTTGCAACATACTTAATAACATTACCTAAGTAAAAGTCTTTATCTAAGCCCCATGCTTCAAGAACATTAAATACTTCATATGTACTGTTAGCTCCTCCATAATGAGAAGGTCTTAGTGGAGAATGTTTAGCAGTACAATCTGGTGCTGTAACTGCTTTAGGTTTTGTACCAGCAAATGGATCTGATCCTACATAAGGACTAGACTCAGTTCTTCTAAGATAATCCTTATACATTTCTTGACTTTTATTAGCAGCAATCTCAGCCATAATTTTCAAACTCTTATTATATGTATTAGATGACTCAGGTTTTCCTGCCATCCTTTTATATTCATCACAAACTAATTCGGACATCTTACCAAACAATTGCAATGTCATACTCACTCAACATAAGCTTGATGCTTTCTTCTACCTCAATTACTTCTGCATTTTTAATTGCATTAACTGAGATATAAACTTGGTCACCTGCTGCTACAGTTTTAACTTCTTCTCCAACGGCATACACTTCTAAACGTGTCCATTGTTTCATTGCTTCTTGCTCAATGTGCGCTTTATCTGCTTCACTTAATTGGATAGCTGATTCTTTCATTACTGGTTGGTTAACCAATACTCTACGTCCTTTTAGACTCTTAAATGCTGTACTCATGGTTTTTGTTTTTTATTATAACTTAACATTTCTACTTTCAATTTTGGATAACTATTATACCCCACCAAATTAAAGTCCTGTAAAGATAATGAATTAATTACACTATTAAAGTTTAAACGTGATGGATTTTTTAAAAAAAGTTTAAACTTAGATTTATCAATTTCCAACTTACTCTCTCCATATAATTCAGGATCTCTAAACATTAACTCTTTAGCTACGTCAACTTGATTATCATATATATGTACATTCTTTAACTCTCCAATTACTGCGTTGCATTTATATCCTGTTAAGATTTCTAGTACTTGTGCTAGTGCAGCATAGAACATTATATTAACAGGAGTACCTAAGAAAAAATCTGTAGACCTTTGACTCCATACTAATGTAAACTTATAAGTATCATTATATGGTTGGCACACTACCTGGAAAGAATAATGACAAGGAGGTAAACACATATTAGGTAAATCTGCAGGGTTCCAAGAGTTAACAATTAATGATGTTGACATAGGTGTTTTAATCATGGAAGAAACAAGGTTAAATAATTGATCAACTCCATTGGAGTTTCTCCACTGATGAGAATAGATCTTACCCATATCATAAATGTGCGCGGGTAATTCTTCAATCTTTTTATCATCATTTTTCCAATCCTCATATAATGCTTTTGCTGTTGTTTCATTGTACTTATTAAATCTGGCCCAATCTTTATCCCAGAATCTAACACCACTTTTCCACAAATCTCTTATATCTGTAGAACCAGACATAAAAAATAATAACTCAGCTATTGCTCCTTTGAAATAAATCTCTTTAGTGGTTAATGCTGGAAACCCAACACTAGGTCTGCAATACAAATTGATCATTGCTATCTCAATTCTTTCTACTCCTTTTCTATTTGGGTCTTCATACTTGTAACCCCCATAATAAATCTCCTCTAATACTTTCTTGTACTGCGTATCAAATACTGCCATATATCCTTTTTATAAATTACTTCTCAAAAAATAAGCTCTAAGTTTTTACCTCAGAGCTTAAGTCTTATCAATCAAATAAAAATAAATGTACCGTAAACATCTATATTACGGATGTAAAGATAAGTATTTTATACTAATTCTTTATACATTTTTTCAAATATTTTTTTAGACATTACAGAGTACTCCCCGTTCCAATCCTGTATAAGATAGTCCCCCTCATCAATTCTAAATTCTCTACCCCCGGTGTTAATCCATAAAGCCCAAAACTTTTTCTGCCTATAATCAACCATACCTTCAAAGTCTTCTCTACTAGCAATTTCTAATGCCATCTTCTCCGTACCATCATACTTCATTGACTCAATAGTCTTTGGTCTCTCTGTATATAATTTCATGATCACAATTTTAATAATACAAATATATAAAAAACCCAGGAAGTAATTCTTGATCAGAGAAACTTTCCTGGGGGGTAGTAAAGTTATAGACTAATCCTTTCCTTTACTGAGAAGTCCAAACCTGGGACGCTGATCTTACGGTAAGCGTGTCTGGCACATATATACAAGTATAAAACAAAATCCCCAGACTGGCATCTGAGGATCTTCTTACCTAACTTTAAGTTAACGAGTTTTTCATGTGTGAAGTATGAACTTGTGCAAATATAATAACATTGGTACAATATCAGATAACAATTTCCGGGAATTTTCACCCCGTGTGTAATCTCTTAATGTACAAATGCCATTGGGTATTTGGGCCTGATGTATGTAAGAGAGTGTGGTGGGCCCTCCATAAAAAACCCCCCGCCCTTCAGCCCGGAGGTGGTACCCCCTATGCTTGCTGTGCAAGGCATACCATATTATAACTGACTTTAATTAAAATTTATACACTATGAAATATTCTTTACACTACAAGATTATGATAGCTTGTACTATCTTACTTGCTTACGCAAGTGTAGAAAGTATCAATGAACACATGCCAACTCTGGCAGCTGTGTTCATAGTATTAACATTCTTCTTCTTTATGGGTACTATAGCGGCACCTGATAATGAGAAGTATAAATAAACATAGGAGCTTAGGCTCTTATGTTTTTCTTGTACCCATTTTATAACTATTATTGATACATAAGTTTGTATAGTAGGTGAGCACACACTGACCCTGTAAAGGAAGACAAAGCTAAGAGGATTATATCCTCTTATTTTTTTTCTTAAACCATTTTATAACTCCTTATAACTTTAAATCTATTTGCTATGAATGATTATGATCAACTTGCACAACAACTCATTGATGAGCAAGAATACTATGAAGAAATGGTAAGAATATCTAATGAAGCTCTAAATGAGCTGACTAATGAGAATTATTATAATGAGGATGATGATCTCCCTTTCTGATGAGAGGAGAGATTATCTCTCTTTTTGTCTAACCATTTTTTAACTATTATTGATAGAGTGAACTAATGATCTCTGTCACTTTATGTTTCAAGTCAGAGGCATTCTCCTTATAGCTTTGGAGATGTAAGTACCGTAAAAGGCTTTAGCAGGCACAAGAGAGAGCTTAACAGTTCTCTCTTTATTTTTAGTCTTACCATTTTATAACTATCATTATGTATAAGCTTGAGTACTACAACAACACAAGACTCTTAGAGAGCTTTGTGTTTCCTTCCAAGGCCTTATGCTTGTGGAAGAAGAAGCAACTGATGAGTAATGGATATACTCAAGGTGTGTTTAAAATAGTGTGTGTTAAATGATGCACACTATTTACCC